GAAGGCAATACATTAGACAGTCTAGCTAGTAAGACAGGAATAAGTAGAAACAGCCTGTTCACAACGATAGACAAAGTAAGAGTACAATTAAAATATAAGTTAAAAGAATAATGAAAGTCTTAGAATTATTTGCAGGAAGTAGGTCAATAGGAAAAGTAGCTGATGAATTAGGCTATGAAGTTTTTTCTGTAGATGTTAATAATTTTGAAGGAATAGATTTAGTTAAAGATATAGAATTTCTTACTAAAGAAGACATACCTTTTGTTCCTGATGTTATATGGGCAAGTCCTCCTTGCACAACTTATTCAATAGCAGCTATAAGTCATCACAGAGATATGGGAAAGCCTAAGACTGATTTTGCAGCAAAGAGTGATAGACTTGTTCTTAATACTTTAAAATTAATTAAAGAATATGATTGCAAATATTTTATTGAGAATCCTAGAGGATATTTAAGAAAGATGAATTTTATGTTAGGAATACCTAAGACAACTGTTTGGTATTGTACTTATGGAGATGTTAGAGCAAAGCCTACTGACATTTGGACTAACCATATTTATTCCTTATTTAATGTTAATGGATGGAAACCAAGAGCAATTTGTTTTAATGGTAATACTAATTGTCAGCATCAACCTGCACCACGAGGATCGAGAACAGGAACGCAAGGAATGAAAAACAATTATGAAAGAAGTAAAGTGCCTTATGAATTATGTAAAGAAATACTATTATCACTATGAATAAGTTCTTTGTACCTAAAGATATATATGAAGATAGGATGGCTATCTGTAAAGGATGCGTTTACTATTCAAGTCTATTAGGACAATGCAAAATTTGTCTATGTTTTATGAAAGTGAAGTCATCAATTAGTAGTCAATCTTGTCCAAAGGGTTTTTGGCAAAAGACAACAGAGGTAGAAGTAAGAACAGATATACCTGAAGAAATAATAGCAGAGATTGTATTACTTTGGGAAGACTTAAAAACAGGGAGAGCTAAAGACCAAAGAGCAAAAAAATCTATGATTGAGATATACAACACGTTATACAATACGAACTACTCAACAGGAACTAATTGTGGCAGTTGTATTGCAGCTTGTTTTGATGGAATAAAAAAGATATATAAAGAATACACAGGAAACAATTAATCAATAAAGGGTAAGACCTAAAAGCTTTTAATTTTTCAGACCTGTGTAGTAAAGGGGGGGTGTGGTTACCTCCCCAATACAATAAGTATATGTAAGTAAATATAATAAGGTGAAAAGTAAACAAAAGAATGTAATTGCATATAATATGTCTTGTTTATTCACGACTTTAAAAGACAAAATAGAATGAAGATAACAATACCAATAGACATAATGGGTCGTTTAATTCCAACGAATTACACTAATTCCCCAAGAAAGAAGAAGAAGAAATTAAGGAAGGAAGCTGAAAAAGAAATTGAGAAAATAATATCAGATAGAATTAAAAAATTAACAGAGTAAAGTCCCTCTCACTAATTATAGGCGAAATAGAATTATGAAAACAATTACATTAAATTTTAAAAATTGGAACAACGGAGCGTCAGGAGGTAGGCTAAGAAGAATCTATAAACGAATTTATATTAAGGGTTATATTTGGACTCCATTGGTTATAGTAACGTGGAGAATATTAGATAAAGAAACTAAAGAGAAAATATTTATTAATGAATTAAAAGAATTTATACAATGGTACTCTGATAAGAAAGACTGGTATGAAGGTTTAAATGCAGATAGTGGTATTATAATTACTGACTATCAAGAATTTAAACTAACAGAGTAAAAACCTTCTCACTAAATAAATAAAGATATGAATTTAACAGGAAAATGTAAAGTAGATTTTTGGAGATATTTGGCTAATGTTTTGAAGGTTAAATTTTCAGACAGACTAAAGTTTTTAAATGAAATAGATAATATAGATAGTTTTATAACTCCATCAATGCAATACGGAGTGTATGTAGACTTCTTTGATAGTGTGGATATTTATGTAACCGAAATACCAAATTGGGGAAATGGAGTTAAAAGTTTTAGAATAGGATTCCATATACTAAAGGGATGCGTAATAAATTCTTTGTTTTTAAGACCATCAGATGATTCTCCATTATTCAACGAATATGAATCCAGAACGCACGCAAGAATTGGAGCAATAGAAAAAGCAAACGAAATATATAATTTAAATAACAAAGAGAAAAGCCCTGCTCACTAATATAGGCGAATAGATTATGAAAATGAAAATAGAATACTTAGCGCCTTATTTGCCTTATGATTTGCAATGGAAAAGGTGTAATAAAGATAATCCTAAATCTGAATTGGTTTATAAAGTAGAAACTATGGTAGGACGTCATTTAGATGATAATTATTGCGATTACTCTACATACGAACCAATACTAAGACCTTTATCTGATTTATCAAAGCAATTAAAAGGGTTTGATGGCAATATGTTGGCTTGGAGTTTTTATAATTCGGAAAAAGATTGTTACCAAGCAATAATTAATGAAGAAATATCATTAGCTTTTTATAAATTATTATTACAATACCACTTTGATGTATTCGGATTAATACCAAAAGGATTAGCAATTGATATGAATAAGATTAACAAAGAGTAAAGTCCTTCTCACTAATATAGGCGAATAGATATGAAATATGAATACGCAATAGAAAAGTTTTACCCTTCAAATGCAACTGAAGAACAATTAAATATGATGGGTAATGATGGATGGCAAATGACAGGAGTTATTAAAATACAAGAAACTAATCTAATAACAGAAACTTATTGGTATTATTTTAAAAGAGAATTAAAAGAGTAAAGTCCTCTCAACTAATACAGGCGATAGATTATGGATATAGTGATAAAATCATACATAACAGTTCAAATATTATTAGTAATTTTATTTGCTATTGTTATCATAAAAGAGGGGAAGTATTTAAAAGAAAAAATTAAAAAGGATTTAGAAGATTCAGCCAACTTTTATAAAGAAATAAAGAAAATTTAAAATAAAGAGTAAAGACCCTCTCACTAAAATGGGCGAATAGAATTATGAAAGAACGTACTTACCAAACACCATTAGAAGATTTAAGAAAAGATGCTTTACAACATTATGAAGAGGCGGCAACTAAAATCCATTGTTTCCAAAGTGGAGTACCACAAGCGATTAATTTCTATTGGGATTATAGACAAATGACATTTTGGCAAAAGATTAAATTAATATTAAAATAAACAGAGTAAAGACCCACTCACTAATAAGGGCATTAGAATTATGATAAAAGAAGAACTAAAAGAAATATAATTAACAGAGCAAGATGAACGCTGCAAAGAATTTGGATATTAAACTATGGAAGAAAAAAGAACATACAAAACAATTAAATGGATATTAAAAGATAATATCAAAAAGAATGTCAGGGCTTTGTGGACTTGGAAAGATGACAACTTTACCTGCATTTATGAAAACTATGATGGAGATGATAGAATTTATACAAGCAGCCAACTTTTAAAACTTTTAACAAAATGATAATATTTACAATACTAGGAATATTGACATCAATCTTTTTCTGCATAGTTATTCTTATGAGCATAATAGAAACAAGAATAAAAAATAGAACAAAAGAAAAATTTCTTTGGAAGATGGACAAAGTAGAAACACGAACAGGAGGACTAGAACACGATAGAATTAATGAAAAAAAATAGAATACCAGGTTACTACATAGGAAAGCGTTATAAGATAGAAGCTCGTAAAGTTATAGAAGACTTTGATTTATCCTATAATGTCGGCACTGCTTGTTCATATTTGCTCCGTAGTGAACGCAAACACGCTAGTCCTATTGAGTGCATACAGAAAGCTATAAATCATTTAGAGTTTGAACTTAATAAGCTAAAGCGATGACACTATATACTTGCGAATGTGGAATGACTAGAGAACTATCTAAAGTTACAATAGTTTACATAGATGGTGATTGGGTAGCTAAGGAAGCTGAATGTAGTTGTGGTCTTTATATGGATAGCGAACCAACAGAAGGAATACCAACACTTAGAAGAACTGAAAATAGCTTATCTAATAAAGCTAACAAAATGTGGGGTGGTGCGGCAGAAGCAATAGAAAATCAAAATAAGTGAAGTTTGTAATAAAGGACAGTAGAGATAAGCAAAGCCTATTCAGTTACCTAAAGGAATTAGATAATGACTACATAGTTAGTGTAAAGAAACAAAGAAACACAAGAAGTAATATGCAGAACAGTTACTATTGGAAATGTATAGTACAAGGACTAGCAGAAGAACTAGGATATTTTCCTAATGAAATGCATGACGTACTAAGAGCTAAGTTCTTATCTGAATATGAAATGATAAGTATTAACGATAATCAAATAGCATTAAATAAAATAGGTAGTACAACTGCTTTAAATACTAAAGCCTTTGAAGTATATACAGAGCAAATAAGAGTATGGGCTATAACTGACTTAGGCATAAGACTAATGCTGCCAAATGAATACGAGTAATTTCTATTATATAACAACTTGATTAATCAAATTATTTCAAAATGGAACATGGAGGAAAAAGAGAAGGAGCAGGACGTAAAGGTAAAGGTGAAGAACAAAAGCTAATAGAACACTTAACACCAATGAGTGGAATAGCACTTGAAGCTTTACAAGAAGGCATAAAGCAAAAGCAACAATGGGCGGTTAAGTTATACTTTGAATACTTTTACGGCAAACCTCAGCAAAGAGTAGATGTAACTACTAATGATGAAAGTCTTAATGTACCTTTAATAAACTTTATAAGCTCTGAATCTTAGCGAAAAATATAATGCACTATTTACATCAGATGCTAGATACTTTATTATAACAGGAGGTAGGGGTTCTGGAAAGTCTTTTGCAGTTACAGTTTTTCTAACGCTCTTAACTATGTCTAGGAATGTTAGAGTCCTATTCACACGTTATACAATGACATCAGCACACCTATCAATCATTCCTGAGTTCTTAGAGAAGATAGGGCTGCTTGGATATGACAATACCTTTAGCGTAAACAAAGCTGAGGTAATAAACTTAGGAAACAAATCAGACATCCTATTTAGAGGTATCAAGACATCAGCAGGAAACCAGACTGCAAGTCTAAAGTCATTACAAGGGATAAGCACTTGGGTACTTGATGAAGCCGAAGAACTTGTAGATGAGAATATCTTTGATACTATTGATTTAAGTATAAGAGAAAAGAAAGTGCAGAATAGAATCATATTAGTATTAAATCCAGTTACTAAAGAACATTGGATATACAAAAGGTTTTTTGAGGACAAAGGAGTTGAAGGTGGTTTTAATGGCGTTAAAGACAATGTATGCTATATCCATAGTACATACCTAGATAATGAAACAAATCTCTCTGAGAGCTTCCTAGAGCGTATTAAGAGCATAAGGCATAATAACTTTAAAAAGTATCAGCATAAGATTCTTGGGGGATGGTTAGCAAAAGCCGAGGGGGTTGTCTTCGAAAATTGGAGTATAGGTGAATTTAATCCTGATAACTTACAGACTTCTTGTGGAATGGACTTTGGGTTCTCAATAGACCCTGACTCATTAACTGAAGTAGCAATAGATAAGAAGCATAAGAAGATATACTTAAAAGAACACCTTTATCGTAATGGATTAAAGAGTCAAGAGCTTGCTCAGATAATATTAGACAAAGTAGATAGTAAATTAATCATAGCAGATTCAGCAGAGCCTAGACTAATAGCAGACTTAAAGCATTTAGGAGTAAACATTAAAGCAGTTAAGAAAGGAACTATTGAAAGTGGTATAACTAGAATGCAAGACTATGAGCTTATAGTAAGTCCTGAATCAACTAACATAGCTAAAGAGTTAAACAACTATGTATATTCAGACAAGGGTTCAAAATTATACGTAGATAATTGGAATCACGCAATAGACGGCATTAGATATAATGTAATCTATCACCTAGACAATCCAAACTCAGGAAGGTATTTTGTGCAGTAAAAAAAATCGTTAAACTAAAAACAATAAATTTCTATTATATAGTGTATGAAAGTTAAAATTAAAAAAGGAGGCAAAGTAAAAGAGTTCAAGCTAATCAATAGTTGGTCGGAAGTTACGTTGGAATTATGGCTTAAACTTATTGAATTTGAAACAGGGACTAAGACTGAAGAAGCTACTGAAACTATTGCAGCACTATCAGATATTCCTAAGAAGTTAGTAAAGGAATTAGCCTTATCAGATGTTGCCGTCATACTGAGTAAGATAGGCGAGCTACAAGCTAAGCAAGATACAAATCTTAAAAGTATAATTGAGATTAATGAAATTGAATATGGATTCCATCCACAACTTTCAGAAATTACATTAGGTGAGTATGCAGACATAGAGCAGTTTATCAAGAACGGAATAAATACAAACCTTCCTGAACTGATGGCAATTCTCTACAGACCTATAAAAGAAAAGAAAAACGATATTTATATTATTGATGCTTATGATGGAGATATAACAATGAGGTCTGAAGAAATGAAAATGATGTCAGCAGAACAAGTGCAAGCAAGCCTTTTTTTTTTCTACAATTTCGTGAAGGAGTTATCAGAGATTTTGCCATCATATTTGATGCAGAAGCAGAAGGAAATGAAAATGCAATAGCAACAGAAGACTTTGCTAGCAAGTGGGGCTGGTTTGGGGTGATGCATAGATTATGCAAAGAAGATATAAGTAAATTAGAAACAATTACAAAGCTAAGTCTTTTAGAATGCTTGACCTGGCTAAGTTATGAAACAGATTTGAACTCGCAAAATAAAGTAAAATAAATGGTTAATAATAAGACATATAATAATGTAGTAAATACTCTTCTTAGATTAGGTGAGTATCACGAGCAAATTGAATCAACTTCTGTTGGAGATATATTTGACATCAATCTTGAAAAGATGCAGAAATTTCCATTGCTGCATATTAATCCTACATCAGTATCAACAGGAGATAGTCAATTAACCTATAACTTCCAAATCTTTATTATGGACATGGTAACTGAAAAAGATAACTGGACAAAGAGTTTTACTAACGCTAACTTTCCTAAATTAGTTAAGACTTTAACTAACGAACAAGATGTATTTAATGAAACTCTACAAATAGTTACAGACTTCATTGGAATGCTTAGACATAGTACAAGACAATCATTAGAAGGAGTAAATGACATTAACTTTCCTTTGTACTTTACACAAGACCAATTTACAATAGAGCCTTTTCAGGAAAGATTCGATAATCTTTGTTGCGGCTATGTATTTAATATTGGAATTTTAGTTATGAACGACTTCCAAACTTGTGAAATTCCTGTAAATACAAAGGGTGCAGGATATTAATGAAGTGGAAGTTTAAATGGCTAATAATAGAAATAGGATGGAAAAAATTTAAAATAACAATTAATTTATAAAAATATGGCAGACTTAGTAACAACAATATCAGAAACAGTAACACTTAATTCAAGCCTTAGAGGCTCAGTAAATTCTTTAACGACAACAGGCATCAATGATGTATTTGAAAGGATAGTAACCTGTACGGCATCAGTAACTACAACAGTAGCAGTATTTGATACACTACCATCAACTTCACCAGGAGCTATTGATGTCGATAGAACTAAATACGTTAGAGTAACAAACTTGGAAACGGCAGTAGATATTGAGCTAGCGGTGCAGACTACAACATCAAGCTATACAGTAACAGTAAGAGCAGGAGGTTCTCACGTTCTATATTCAGGTGATGTAATTGCATTAGGTCAAGTTGGCGCTCCTTCTTTTGGAACTATGTTAAACTTAGCATCTTTACAAGTAAAACCAACTACGGCAGTTACTGCTAGAGTTGAAGTATTTGTTGGAGTAGAATAGTGAAAACTAAAAATATAGAAAGGTACTTAGAAAGCTTTGGAAAACAAGTAGTAAACAGAGCTAAAGGTAATTTACAAAAAGCTAAAAAAGGTGGTGCTTTAGAAAATTCTATTAAATTTAAAGTAATTAATACTGATGATGGCTTTACAGTACAATTCTATATGGATAGTTACGGAACTTTTGTAGACAAAGGAGTTTCAGGAACTAAAGTTAAAAGAAGTTTTAAAGATTATAAAGGTAAAACATTAGAAACTCCTTATAGTTATAAAAATAGGGCAGGTCATTCTCAGCCACCAAGTAAGGCTTTAGATAAGTGGGTAGTCAAGAAAGGAATAGCTCCAAGAGATGCAAGCGGAAAGTTCATGAAGCGTAAGACAATAACTTTCTTAATTGCTAGAAGTATAGGAAAGAAAGGAATACAAGGTATAAGCTTCTTTCAAAAACCTTTAGGACTTGGCTTAAAGCAGTTTGGTAAAGACTTGTTAGGAAATGTAAAAGAAGATATAATTAACGGATTAACTACAATAAAATAATGGCTACAATAATAGAACAAAACCCTTTATATGATACTCTTCCTGTAGGGCAAGATGTAATTTTTTGCGTATCTAATGCTTCTGTAGTTGCTGCTGAGATTAAAGTAAAAATAGTAGCTGAAGTTCACATGAGTTCTGGAAATCCGCCGAATCCTTCTGTTACTACAGATATAGTAGGAACATTTAAAACAACCCCTAACAATGCAGGAGTAGGAATGTTTGATTTTAGTCCTATTATTGAAAGCTTTGTTAATTCAGATAACTTAGCTAGAAAAGGAAGCGAATACAAATTAAAGCCAAATGGCAAAGATTCTAATGTACCAATTCATTTAATAGATAAATTTTCAGGAAATATAAATACTTTGCGTTATATGGTTGTAGTATTTAGAACACAATACCAAGATTCTGATAGTACTAGCCCAACATTTGAAGAAATAATTTTTGATAATACTAAAGAAGTTTCAGACTTATATAATATCTTTAATGGATATTTAAAATATACAGATGTATTAGACTTATCAAGACAAGCATTTATACAAAGTACAGGAAATAATTTTGGTTATCCAATACCTCAAAGATTTACTTTAGACCAAGATGCAGGTGAATTTCTTTCTAATGCACCCTTTACTCAATATGCTAATATTAATGACTATGGAACTCTTAGTTTTTTTACTATTGCAAGTAAACCAACTAGAATTAAATTTGAGTATTACGACTCTACAGGTTCTTTAATAGGTCAAGAATTTGTTGAGTTTAATGCGGCAAATGGAGGAATTTCATACCAAACTGCTGAAGCTTCTGATAGGTTATTTTATTTTGGATGCTTCCCTGCTAATTTAAGAAATTGGAGTACTCTATTCAATAGCGCACCGATAATAAACTTTATTCAAGGAGGTTATTATACAGTTGAGCCTTTACTTGGGTCATCCACTAATTTCGGAACTAAATATACAATAAATGTAAATTGTCCAAATACAAAAGGCTTCGAGCCTATTAGACTTTGTTGGTTAAACCAATGGGGAGCTTGGGATTACTATACTTTTAACATGAAGTCAATAAAAACAATATCAACTAAAGGAAGTACATATCAGCAGCTAGAAGGTTCTTGGAATGCGAGTGTATATAAAATTGATAGTTATAAAGGTGGTAAAAAAGCTTTTAGAGTAAATGCTACAGAAAAGATTAAAATGAATACAGACTTTGTAAACGAATCAGAATCAGCTTGGTTTGAAGAACTTATTAATAGTCCTGAGGTATTTATTTTAGATGGATTCCAAAGTGATTTAAACCAAGTACAAGGTCTTCTAATACCTGCTATGAATCAATATGTAACACCTACTAGAATTACAACATCTAGCTACACTAAAAAGACTGTTGCTAATGATAAGCTCATGCAATATACTTTTGAAGTTGAAAAAAGCAAGACTCTTAGAACACAGTCTGTATAATGAGTGTACAATTAATAGTATATCCTCAAAATTATGAAGGCTATAATGCTAATATCTCTACTGCTTCTAATAATTTTATAGTAGATGGTACTAGCTTTATTGGAGTAAATTCTTCTTCTGACCATACAATAACATTATCAAATGGAACTCAGGAAGCAATAGATTTTTACGGACCTGCTCTAGTAGTTAATACATGGAAGAGATATCATGAAGGAGTTTCTGGAGTAAGTGAATCAGGAGGACTTGTAACTATAAATCCTAAATCAGGTCAAGTTCAGCAAGGACTAATTCAAAAATTATCAAATCTTACTGTTGGTAATTGGTACGACATTGTTTTAGATATTAGCTCAATTATTGATACAACAAATGCTTTTGGAATTTCAATTTTTTCAGGGACTAATCTTCAGCAAGTTTTACCTATTCCTACAACTACAGGACTTGTTACTATTCCCTTTAATGCATTTTCAGTAGATGATACAATTGTAATTTTAGGTAATTCAAATATTGACCAAATACTTATTTTAAATTCTATTAGTGTAATAGATTCTTCACCTATACCAACTGGAGCGGTACAAATATTAGGTGATGGTCAAGTTATATGCGACCTTTACGAAGATGAGGATATCCCATTAACGTTAAGTGTTGATAATTTTACTAACGCTGCCGAAAAAGTACAGTCTTATTCAAAAGCCTTTAAACTTCCTGCAACGAAAAGAAATAATAGAATATTTGACCAAATGTTCGAAATTACTAGAGAAGTAGATAGTAAAGGTGGTCTAATGTTTAATCCTTATAAAAAAACAAAAGCAGTTTTAAAGCAAAATGGATTTATTTTATTTGAAGGATATTTAAGAATGTTAAATATAACAGATAAGAAAGGGGAGATAAGCTACAATGTAAATCTGTATTCTGAAGTTATAGCTTTAGCTGATACTTTAAAAGAAAAAACATTTAGAGATTTAGACTTTTCAGAATTAGCACACGAATACAATTATACTAATATAAGGAACAGTTGGCAAGGAATTTTACCAGTTGCTCCTTTGCCTCCTGGAAGTTTTGCAGGTCCTACAGGTGCTACTATTACAGGAGTATTAAAATATCCTTTCGTAGACTGGAATCATCAATTTAGCTACACAAATTCAGGAATGCCGAAACTTGCTAATTTGGAAAGTGCATTTAGACCCTTTATAAAGCTAAAATATTTAATTAAAAAGATTTTTGCAGATTCAGACTTTACTTTTGATTCTACTTTCTTTACTTCGCTGCCTTTTGATAAACTTTTTATGGATTTTAATTGGGGGTCAGAATCTCAGGGTGCAGCACCATTAAGAGCTGGTGCTTTAAACCAAGCATATAATTTCGATTCTGGTGTTAATTTTTATATTGACAGTTCTAGTTATCAAAAATTTAAGATGCAAGAAACAGTATCTGGTAATAATTCTTTATGGGATAATACAGAATATAAATTTGTATCAGATGTAAATAATTTAAAGGTATCAGGAAGTTACCTTATAAAGCTTTATAATTCTAGCGGAAGTGATAGAGGTAACAGTCTAAGATTTTCTCATTTTAATGCAAATGGGGCAGTCTTAGAAAATTTTTATATTAATCACGATTCTATATCAGGTAACGGATATAAGAGTCAGAACGCAAGTTATAGCTGCACTATGAATACTGGAGATTATTTACAAGTTCAGTCTAAAGTATCAACTGATAATATAATAAGGATTTCAACACTTCCACCTCTTAGTAATCTAACCTTTAATTATGATAATGATGCATCTACAGTAGTAGAACTTTTACAAAACCTAAGAGGAGATACAAACCAATGGGAATTTTTAAAAGGATTAATTACTATGTTTAATTTAGTAACTATACCTGATGAAGATAACCCTAATAATATTAAGATAGAACCTTATAAAGATATATTTATTAATAGTTCTGATAGCGTTCAGCTAGATTGGACTGAAAAAATAGATATTACTGAGATAAAATTAACTCCATTAATTGACTTAAATAAAAGAACTATTTTCAAGTTTGTAGAAGATGATGAAGACTACATTTTTAATCAATATAAGAACTCAGTAGGCAATTTTTTATACGGAAGCTATACATCTAACGCTGGAACTGAGTTTACTATTTTAACTGGAGAAGAAGAAGTAATAGCAGACCCTTTTGCAGCAACAATTGTAAAGCCTTTATTTAATCTTACTCCTCCTTTAGTTGATGAATTGATAGTGCCTACTATTTATTCTTACAATCAAAGTGATGATACATCTGAATCATTTGAAAACAGTCCTAGAATAATGTTTAATAATTATGTTGTAGATATGAATAATACTACTTATAGCGTTCCTGCACAAAATGGAGGTTTAGGTGATGCAGTAGAAGACCAATTTTTACAATTTAGTCATTTAACAGACATTCCTACAATAGTTACAAGTCCACCCAATCCTAGTGATACTCAAGATTTTCATTTTGGAGAATGCCAACTATTCGACCCTATTGGACAAGCTACAGTAAATAACTTGTATAAAATGTATTGGCAACCATACTTTAATGAGCTTTACAATCCCAATACACGAACTATGACTATTAAGGTAAATTTAAGTCCTGCTGATATTAATACTTTTAAGTTCAACGATACAGTATTTATAAAGAACAGAGTTTTTAGAGTAAATAAAATAAACTATAAGCCAAACGACTTGGCGACAGTTGAATTTATACTTATACCATAATGTCAGAGATTCCAATAAATAATACTACCTATTTAACAGGATTTGCAGTAAAACCTAATGAAATTTCTAATTCAGGTCTTGTTACTTTTACAGATGGAACAAAAGAAATAACACCTAATCAATTACAATGTGAGTCTTATGGATATACTTACAATCAAGTAAATGGAACTTGTTCAGCTTATGTATATAATACAAACCTAGAACGAGTATCTCAAAACGAAAATAACAGGACTTACGGCTCTGGAAATACTCCATCAAAAGGAATTAATAACACCCTAATTATGGGGGAAAATAATACTGCCGTTGGTTCTTCACGAAATAATTTAATTATAGGTAGTGATAATAATATAGGAGGTGTATCAGCAATATCAAATATAGTAACTAATTCTATTGTTTCAGGTACTCTAGGAGAAGTAAAATCAACTAACTCTACAGTCTTAGGTGGTAACGCTCCTGATGACCTTTTAGGTGAAAGACAAGCTATTAGAGTTATTTACGGAAAACAGACTACAAGTGCAGCAACTTTAGCTTCTAATTTAAACAATACTGCAGGTAGTTTTTTTAAAATTCCTATTAATACGGCAATTTATTTTAATGCTACTATTCTAGCGGTTAGAGTTGGTGGCACTAATACTGGTAATAATGGAGATTATTTAAGCATGATTGAAAGAGGTGTGGCTATTAATAAATCAGGAGTTACTACTATTCAAAGAGAACGAGATGTAATAAAATCTTCAGGTACAATTACTGGATGGAATGCAGCAGCGTCAGTTTCAGGAGATGACTTTTCTATTTCAGTGAGGGGTCGTAATAGCGTTACTTTAGAATGGGTATGTAATGTAGAAATTACTCAACTAAAAGTAGAAGTACAACTTTAAAAAAATAAAACTATGGCAAAGGAAGTATTAGAAATGGAGGTTAAGTCAAATATTGGCGAGGTTACAAAAGATACTGATAAATTAGTAAAATCATCAGGTAAAGCTAAAAAAGGTGTTGGTGGTATTGCTACGGCTTTTAAAGGTGTTGGAGTTGCTATGAAGGCAGCAGGGATTGGAATAGTAGTTGCGTTAATAGCTAAGTTAATGGAAGTTCTAGGAAAGAACCAAAAAGTATTAGATGCTTTTGATACAGGGATGACTGCTTTAAGTATTGCTTTTAACGACTTGTTTAGTTTTTTATCAGAAAATATAGAACCAGTAACTGAATATTTTAAAGAATTATTTGAAAATCCTGCTGAGAAGATTAAAGAAATGGGCACTGCTATTAAAGAAGGTTTAGTAGATAGATTTAATGAATTTGTAGAGGTTTTAGGATTAGCAGGAAAAGCACTTGGACAGTTGGTAACTGGAGAATTTAGTGCTGCTTTTGATACTATTAAAGAAGCAGGAAAGCAAGTAGTAGATGTATATACAGGTGTTGATGATAGCTTTGATAAAATTACTGATACCATAATCACTTACACTAAAGAAACTTTAAAGCAAGCAAATGCTATAACAGAATTAAATAAAGCAGCTCAATTAGCTGAAGTAGAGTTTGCTAAACTAAATGCAGAATTTTTAAGAGAAGCTGAAATCTCAAGGCAAGTAAGAGATAATGTTACTAAAACCTTTGCAGTAAGAATAGCTGCCAATGAAGAACTAAGTAAAACATTAGCTAAACAGACAGATGAACAGATGAAACAATTAAAAATACAGGTTGATGCTGCTAATGTTCAAGTAGGGATTAATGATAGTATAGAAAATAAAATAGCTTTAGGACAAGCAGAAAATGCAATACTAGAACTTAAAGAAACTATTGAAGGTCAAATATCTGAACAACTAAATAATCAAGTAGCTTTAGAAAAAGAGCTTTTAGATGCACAAAACCAGTTAAGATTAGAAGGCCTTTCAGGAATGGAACAGGAATTGGAGGATTTAAGAATTAATTATGAAGCAAAGATAGAATTAGCTAGATTGGCAGGTGAAGATATTACTGCTATTACTGCTAAGTATGCAAAAGACCAATTTGCTATTAGAAAAATAGAAGCAGATAAACAAATAGGCTTAGATAAATTAGTTAAAGACCAAAAGGTAGCTATGGCGCAGAATGGTCTAAGCTTAATTAAAGATATAGCAGGAGAATCAAGTGCAATAGGAAAAGCAGCAGCTATTACTCAGACTACTATTACAGGTATCCAGAGTGTTTCAGAAGCTTTTAAATCAGGTTCGGCAAATGTACCAATGATGACCGCTACTGGAGGTACTTTTGGGTTTATACAAGCAGGATTAGCAGGAGCATTTTCAGCAGTACAAATAGCTAAAATAGCAGGAGTAGGAGGCGGTGGAGGCGGAGGCGGAGGCGGAGGCGGAGGCGGAGGCGGTGCTTCAGCAGCAGCAACTCCAGCACCTCAAATGATGTCAGGAGCTTTTGATATTACAGGAGGAGTAGCTCCAGAACCAATAGAGGCTTTTGTTTTAACTGATTCTATGACAAACAGTCAAGACCAATTAGCAAATATTAGAAGAAGAGCTACTATCTAAAATCAAATAAACTAACTTAATATCTATTATATACTATGCCTTGCGAAAAATGTGAAAACGGAAAATATAAATGGGGAAAGACTGGCTCTTGTAAGTACGATACAAAAGCAGACTGTGAAGAAGACAATAAAGACTATTATGAAGATATGAA